TTTCTCCTCTATGTCGGATTCCTGAGTCTCCCTTTTGGCCTCAGTCATTTTGCAGCAGGTGATTTTATGGGTGGACTTGCCATGCTTCTTTTTACGCTGAGTGGTATTCTCACTGTCTTTTCACTCTTATGGACAACCTATTCTGCACTGTACCTATTATATGATACAAAGTCTCTCTTTCTTGATGGAACACCACGCTTCTTCCCTGCAACAATCTACATGAACTCAACAGGCGCAGCAGGAAACGTAATGACCCCAAGTGCCTTAGAAAAGATGAAATCTGACCAGAGTCTCTTCAGCATTGTAACGGGTCCTTTCGCTCCCTTTTTGGGACCGATTCAGGCCGCACTCGGCCTTGTTGTCGATACAAAGTGTGCCATTGAAAAGGTGATTCCGCCTGTGATTGATGCCGTGCAGAAAACAATTCCACCGGCTGTGGCGGCTGTAAAGAGTACAGTTGCACTCGCTGAAAAGGCTCCGCAACTTCTAACTGCTACAGATTCCATCTCGGCATTCACTGACCCTGCTGCACTACGAGCGGCTGCAACGCAAAAGGGCGGTGCCCCAGGCGCCGTTGGTGCCCCAGGCGCCGTTGGTGCTTTAGAAGCCGCTGGAAACCTGAGTTCCTATGTATTCTTTGGGACGGCACTTATTGTTCTAGCGGGTGCCCTCACGCTCACATGGGCGCGATTTACACCATCAAATAAAACCTCAAAGGAAGAAAATACCAACGATGTCCCACCCGACGTACACAATGACACCCCTCCCGGATCATAAGTATTTCGAGGCACTCATTGCTCGTGGAAAGGATGAGCGGATTAAGGTAATGCCGAAGTACGTGGTCGTCTATTTTACAGCAGAGTGGTGTGGATACTGCCGTGATCTTGACCTCAAGAAGATTACCGACACATTTCCTATGGTCACCTTCTTCAAGTGTGATATTGATCAGAATAAGTATACACCTGGATACTGCCAAGTGTCAAAGATTCCGACATTTATCGCAATCCAGGAGACTGAATTCCTGGATAAACTGACTAGTGCTGATACAGGAAAAGTGATGGCTTGGATAAACTCTATCTTTATTAAGTAAATGGCAATGCTTGACTATGCCATTGTGGGGGGCGGTATCGCAGGGCTCTATGTAGCCCGCGAACTGGCCAAGCGCCATACACATGCAAAGATCTCCGTGTTTGAAAAATACAGAGTTCTTGGGGGTCGAATCTTAACATTTCACGACAAGAACCTGCAATGGGAGGAGGGTGCAGGTCGTATTCATTCAAGCCACATACTAACACGCGACCTCATCCGAGAATACAACCTTCATGAACTGCCTATCTCAGATGAATCAGCATGGGTAAAAACCTATGGTTCAGACGTAGTACCCAATCCATTTGAAGATAGTCTTCGTACATGGTTGCCACAAGTACAAATGCTTCCTCAAGAAATTCTCGGAACACATACCTTGTATGAAATTCTCGAAGGTATTTTTGGATCTGCAAAGGCAAAGGCCTTCACGGATCCGTTTCCGTATCGTGCAGAACTCTTTACATTACGCGCCGACCTTGCACTCGGCAGTTTCATTACCGAAATGGGAGCCAATCAGAAGTTCTCTATTTGTAAGGAGGGACTCGACAGTCTAATTGCTGCCTTGGCAAATGAGTGCAAATTAAGGGGTGTTAGCCTTCATACACATTATACGTTGGAAAATCTCGCCCCTGAACTTGACGATACTCTGACACTTTGGTTTAGCACTGGAAGTCCAAGCCTACATGACTCTCGAACAATCAAAACGGTACAGGCAAAAAATGTAATCTGCGCTCTTCATGCCGATGCACTCAGAAAAATTCCAATCTTCAAACCACTTCCCGCACTCACCTGTGTAAAGATGGAACCACTTCATCGCATCTATGCAGTCTTTCCTCCAGGAAAAAACGGAAACATCTGGTTTGAAGATCTTCCGAAGTTTGTGACAGAAACACGTCTTCGGTATTTTATTCCTGTTCGGCCTGACAAAGGTATTGTGATGATCTCCTATACGGATGCAAGTGATTCAATTGTCTGGACAAATATTGCAAATGGTATGAAACCGATTTCAGAACAGGTCTTAGGAAAAATCCTTACAGATGAGTGCCGACGCCTCTTTCCGACACGAGAGATTCCGTATCCTACGGTCGTTAAATCACATCCGTGGAAATCAGGTGCTACCTACTGGACGCCCGGTCTCTATGACCCCTATAAAGTGAGTAAAGAGACTCTTCAACCATTCAATGACCTACCAAATCTTTTCATCTGTGGTGAAAGTTTCTCCATGAAGCAGGCATGGATTGAAGGAGCACTTGAAAATAGCCGTGCTCTACTTAGAATCCTATGAACTCTCATATTGTCTTATCGCTTTTCCATATCTTTTTTGTCGTGCCTTTCTTTCTCTATGTTGGCCTTCAACGGTCCGCTGTTTCAAATGAAATCTTTACGACTCTCTTAGTTCTCGGTATTATACTTACACTCTATCACGGCTATAAGGCGTATGTTCGTTTTGTAAATGCATCACCCTTCATGTATGTAAATCTAATTCATGCTGTTCTAATTGGACCGCTTCTCATTATGATTGGTCTCAAAGGAAAAAATACGGAGACCCCGTATTATGAACTTCTACTCATGCTCACCTTTGCTGCAGGTGGATACCACCTCTACAGCCTTGTTCAACAGATGAACAATCTGAGGGATGATTAACCTACAGTGAGCACCTCATCTAGATGAGGAATTGTAATGCCCTGAATACTATCAAGGCACTTTCCAGCATGATAGTAAAACGCAGTGCTGCTTTTGAAAGTCTTCTGACACTCGGTACATATAATTTCATTACCTGTTCCGTCCTTCATATCATCTAAATAATCACGACAGTGCTTTCGAGTAAAGTGAATGATACGATTTGCAAAACTCTGGGACTCAAAGTCACAGCAGGGACACTGATACTTTTCAACTTGGTCATTATCTACATGACGTGCGCGTGTATGTAGATCTAGAATCTGCTTCTGCGAGAATCGCCTGTCGCATACATCACAGACAAAGGGAAGTTCACCCGAATGCTTGGCCTTATAATGCATATGCATTGTACTCTGCTTTGCAGTTGTCTTATCACAGAATTTACAGACATAATCACCATCCTTATTCTTGAAATATTCGAAACGCTCTTTTGACATCGTGTAGTTGTGCTGTAATTTGAGTGGGCTTGCATTTTCAAATTTTTACCTTGCTTACTACTTTAAGGGTATTGCAATAAACTTATCAGCAAATGAGTGTAACTATTCTAACACTTGTCATTGGCGAAGACTATCGTACAAGTCTCGCAGAGGCCCTACAATCAAAGGTTGACTATGCAAGGCAGCAGGGATATACATATATTCAGGGCGATGAGAAATTCTGGGATCGTGAACGGCCTATTCCGTGGTCAAAGATACCTTTTGTGCTTTCGGTCATGAAGGGTCTTCCTGAAGGGGCGCTTATTTGGTTGTCTGATGCTGATGTGTTCATTACAAATCTGAGCATTCGTCTTGAGGACTGTATGGTACCGCTGCTTCCAAACGACAAGGACCTACTCATGACACTAGATGCATGCGGTCATATTAATTCAGGTAATATTCTCTTCCGAAACACAGCATGGATGCGCGCCTTTTGGGAGAAGGTATGGCAGAAAACCGATTATCTGTATCATGTTTGGTGGGAGAATGCGGCGATGATTAAGGTTCTTGATGAAAATGAGGATGACTTTGCAAAAACAGAGATTACGGGGCAGCATAAGAAGTTTAATGCGTTTCTCCGAGGAGTTGAAGGCCAACCACTTTGGGAACAGGGTGATTTTCTGGTGCATTTTGCAGGTGTCTATGACCCGAAGGAGATTGCTAGTTTAATTTCCCAGATTCGCAAGGGACAGACGCCCCGACTCCAAATGTAATCTCGCATAGACTCGATTAGCCTTCTGCTTCGCAGAAATGTAAGACTATAGTAGAAATGGTTAATCACAACTTAACACTTCAGCCTGGTGATACGCTTACGGTAAAGTGTGTTGAGAATATTATGGATCAGAGTGCCATCATGAAGGCTGAGGGTAATATGAGTTTTGTTGAGGGCGGCAAGCGTAATCGCAAGGGAGCCAATAAGACGCGTAAGATGGAGGGTGGAAAGCGCAAATTAAGTGGGTACATGAAGTTTGCAAATAAGGTGCGTCCTCAACTCATGAAGGAGAATCCTGGCATGAAAATTCCTGAACTTGGCAAGAAGATTGGCAAGATGTGGGGTGAACTCTCTGAGGCCGATAAGAAGAGCCATGCGTAGTTTTTTATCTAGTCTTTGAATATAGAATGGAAGTTCCGAAGGCAATACTCGCTGGTGGTCGCCGTACCCGCAAGAATCGTAATCGCATGGAGGGTGGTGCGAAGATGACCACAGGCTCCAAGGCCCAGGTGTGGCACGGCACGGCCCGCCACACGTCCGGCGGCCTGACCAAGAAGGACCTCATGCGCCACAAGGGCAAGATCGTGAGCCGCCGCAAGCACGCCGCGGGGCTTAAGGCGATCCGCAAACTGCGTAAGTTAGGCTATGTCGCCAAGAAGGGCACGTTCAAGCTTTTCAAGAAGCAATAAAAAAAGCTAACGAGCATAAGCGAGTTCAAGCTTTTCAAGAAGCAATAAAAAAAGCTAACGAGCATAAGCGAGTTCAAGCTTTTCCGTAAGCAGAAGTAAATAAACTTACGTATTAAGTCTCTATACTGAACTAAATCTTTCAGTTAAGTATAGAATACAATGAATCTGACTGTTATGCTCTTTACGCTAGTTCTGTTCGTTCTTCTCACGCCTGGTGTAGTGACTCGTCTTCCTCCTGCAGGCTCCAAGCTTACAGTCGCCATTGTGCACGGCCTGATCTTTGTTCTAGTCTACCACTTTGCTCACAAGATGGTCTTCCGTTACTCA